AGGAGTGGTAATTTCTATTGATTCGTCTTTGTTAAGTTATTAAAGTTGTCGATATGATCATACAATTGTAAGGTTACGTAAGAGATATTGACATTTTATTAGGTATATCATCAACTGTTGTCAGCCTTTGAAAGTTTTTTAGTAGTTTTTACGGAATATTGAGAAAGCATTATGTTCATATAACAATCGTAGTTAAATCATTATATGTGTCGATATGGTTCGATAAAAAACAAATATTCATATACATTCGAATTTGCTTTCATTTCTTTCGCTTTGAATCTCTTGTGGATCTTTTCGATGACTTCCACGGTGCCGAATGAAGATAATATATCTACCATATGTTCTTTGGAAAGTAAAGATTCAGAGCTGTACGAAATAACGATCAGCCTCGCCGCGATCGAAGACATCAGCTCCTCGAACGATTTCGCGACAGCATTTTTGCGACAAAAAGTAGATTTCGTATACTCGCAGACGCCCGTGATTCCTTTTCCCGGCAATGGATCGATGATCTGATTCAAAATAAAGTAGTTCCCACCATATTGTCGAGCATTGTACGGCGGATCGATATACACAATATCAGCACGTGTGTTCAGTCGGACAGCATCGTCGTTGTGGCACGTCAAATGTATACGAGATCTGCGTTCGTGAATAGGCTTTAGAATCAATTTCTTCTCTGCGGTCTTCTTGAATTTTTTTAAAAATGCTCCCATGATCACACTGGTATTTTTCACGGAATCTGCACTCGTTATCAAAGACGCGAGCAAAAAATAGTAATAATCTTCGTTTTTGTAGTTTTCGATTTCTGCTCGAATGGCATCGATCTTCATAGCGTTTTCCTTCGTGAAGTACATACGATTTCCCTCTGGCGAATACATTTCGGTCATGAATCCGGATATAAGTTCTACGTCGTTCAATTGCTGTATGATCGCGGATATTCGATCCGAATATTGACATTGCAATCCTCTGGCGATCACGTGCGAATACATTTCGAGGTCGTTCGAAATGGTAGAATATCCGCGAGATAATGCGGCATTTGTCACTGTACATGAGCCTGCAAATATATCTGCAAACGTTTCGAAGGTGTCGTCGGTCCTTTTCTCGATTTCTTCGAAAATCCAATCTGTCAATTTAAACTTAGAACCGATATATCCAATTCGCTGCATCTTATGAGTGTGATTATTAATTTTTGCGAATTTTGTCGATATACAAATTCATATCGACAAAACGCCCTCGCGACCATGTACTATATCGTTGCACGGCGCATTAAAAATGACATTCCGATTAGAACATAAAATGAATTCGCAATTGGTATTCGCGAGCATCATGCTATTCGTCGGGCTGGCTGGATTTATCACGACTATGGTACTTGGTCTGATATATAATTTTGGAATTGCCACGATATGTTTGCTGGTATTCTTTTTCTTAATAGCCGTGATCGGTCTAGTACACATTATTAATATATCAAGCGAAAAATCGAATGAAGATCAACATGAGTTGAGCTGCTATCTTTGAATTTTATAAGTGTCAAATGACAAATGACAATCATATCGTCACTCCGGGATATAATGAAGCAAACCAATGATATTATTATTATTATTATTATGGCGTATAAGGATCTAGCCAAAAAAAACGCGTGGCGCCAAAAAAATAGAAAAAAAGAGAACGAACAACAAGCAAAAAACTATAAAAATCGCAGTCAACATGCATACGATTTCATCACGTTCGGCAAGATCATCGACCAAAATATGTGGGATAAGTGGTGCAACAATATTAAAAGTAATGGTGTAAAGGCAAAACATCCGTATTCCGAAGACTTCACGAACGATGTCATGTTTGAAATGATGGTTCAAGGATGCTTCTATTGCATGGACATGGCAACGACGATCGACAGGATCGATTCGAAGCTCGAACACACGCCGGAGAATTGCGTCGGTTGCTGTCCCGGATGCAACAATTCGAAAGGCGTTGCGGACCACGACACGTTCATCCGGAAGGCGTACTATCGCGCTCGTGGAACGTATTACGACGATGATACCAACATATGGTTTGTTCACAAGCAAAAGCCGAGGATGAATATGTACAAACGCAAGAAAGTACCATTCGAGCTGACGGAGGACGAATGGGACAAGTTGATCGTCGGAGAATGCGCATATTGCCACAGGAGTCCCACCACGTGGTTCGGCGTCAACCAAATTGTGCCGTCAAAGGGGGTACGTTCTCGGAAATGTCGCCTCATGCTGTTACGATTGCAATCTTGATAAATTCGAGGACAACATCAAGACGATGCGCGCGAGGAACGAGAGGATCGCTCAACGGATGGATGACGGCGAGCTCATCATTGGCGACCACGAGAAAGTGATCGTTCACAATGGCAAAGCTTCTCGTTCTATGATGGTGTGCGCTCGAGGAAAGGTATATGAAACTCAAGGAGCGGCGGCAAAAGCAATCAAGACGAGTCCGTCTTATATTAGTCGATATATTAGCAACGGCAAGGATCCTGAGATCTTTGCGATAACCAAAGAATTTTACGAAGAATATAAGGATTCTATTGAAGACATCACGAAGAACATGTTCATCGCGTTTGATCACTTTTATACAAATGTTTAAATTTGAATCACGATTGTAAATACCACGGAGTTTCTTCTGTCTTTTTCATCGGCTTTGGTAGCAAACATTCTATCTTTTGTCGCGGAGGAACAAAAGACTTACACGCGAATCTCGCAAAAATATTGACCTTCGGCTCGTGATGAGGAACGTCGACCTCTGGAATCTCGGCGTCTAATGGAATTGCGGGATTGTCGTTAAACTTGATATTATATCCTGATTTAATAGAATCGTACTCTTGAATGTAATAATTCTCCCACCAATCAAGGAATTTTATAGGAATGTCCCTTTTGAGTACCGACGCATATACTTCTTCCGGAGGGTATTTTTGAAGAGCATTCTTGAGCTTCACACATCCACTATCATCACGACGATGCTCTCTCATCCGGGAATAGATCGTGCGTTTTGTCTGGCCAATATAAAATTTTCCATTGGGGAAAGAAATTTTATAAATTAAACCTTTTTCGTCTTCGAGAATAATCATTTATTATCTTTCATAAAATTATTTAAGTTATTTAATGTGCTTCCGATCGAGGAAAACAATAACAGTATTTCAAACGATGACTTTCGACGAGTTTTATGATATGTTCAGCGGAACTTTAATATCGTCGTCCATCACCAAAAAGCGATTCATGTACGCGAATCGATATAGGCGGCTTTTCTGGAGAAACGCGATCAAAATAGGCCATCGAGTATACATCCCAAAATACTGATCATATCGTCATCATGTATTTTATATATACATTTTCTGTAAGTATAACATAAATGATTTTGTCGCGACAAGGAGCCACGATCGAAATAAAAGATCTCACCGAGCAAGAGAAGAAACTCGTCAATCGCGAGCTCTTCGTAGCGCCGGTCTCTTTGAACGATGATTTTCCCAAAAAATTTCGAGTGTTCAAACGTGACGAGACTCACGTTGTTGTGCCAAAATTTTGGGCTCTCGAAAATATGAATCGTCTCCCGGTGTCTCGCGATTATGGCGTCGTAGAGCCCATGAACCCATCGGTAAAGTTCACAGGATCATTGCGCAAGGAATTGCAACAAATCGAAGCGACGAACGCATTGCTGAAACAACTTCATAGCATCGGTGGAGGAATTCTGTCGCTCGACACCGGATTTGGCAAGACGGTGTGCAGTATTTTCACGGCGTGCCAATTGAAAGTAAAGACCATGATCCTCGTCCACAAGAAGTTCCTAGAAGAACAGTTCGAAGAAACCATCAAGAAATTCGTCCCGGACGCCAAAATATCTAAAGTTCGCGGCGATTCGTTCGATATCTCCGGCGATTTTATCATAGCATCGATCCAGACTCTGCTGGTGAGAAAGTACAAGGATTTCGAAGGAATCGGGTGTTTGATCGTTGATGAGAGCCATCACATTTGTGCAGAAAGTTTCAGCCAAGTAATGTTCGGGATTTCGTTCGAGTACGTGATCGGACTGACGGCGACTCCAACTCGCAAAGACGGATTGACTCGAGTGCTTTATTGGTTTTTAGGGCCGATGGCGTTCGAAGTCCGACGAAAAAATCAAACAAACGTGATCGTCAAGATCGTTCCATTCACTCATGAGGAGTATAAAAAACCCCCGCCGGTCAACAGACGAGGCGACATCTGCTATTCATCGCTCATGAGCAAAATATGCGAAATCCGAGATCGAACCAATTTCGTAGCTCGAGAAACCATGAAAATTGCGGAGACCGGCAGATACGTGTTGGTCCTCAGCCATCGCCGACAACATGCCATCGACATCAAAGACGATTTGATCTCGCTCGGAGTCGATGCAGCAACTTATTTAGGTGGCGACAAAGTCGAGCCGGACGCTCAAGTGATCTGCGCGACCTATCATTTGGCTTCGGAAGGGTACGATAATCCACGACTTTCTGGACTGGTGCTCGCGACTCCGTCGAGCGACGTCATCCAAGCGTGCGGACGCATCTTACGCGGCGGTAGCGGGAACGATCCAGTCATCGTCGACGTCGTAGACCAATATTCGTTGTTTCTCGGACAAATCGCAAAAAGGAAAGCGTTTTATCGCAAGATCGGATTTAATACCGGCGAAAAACCCAAAAAAATAGAGGAAAAAATGGAATGTTTGTTTATCGACGATTAATTTAACAAACATGTAACGAGTATAAAAATGCGTAAAAATGCCGTCGACGCGTTGCACGACGGAATTATCGCGGATCGAAACAAGTGGAATACATTTTGTTCTATATTAAAAACGCACGAATTCGCAGACGACCTTTTCGATTTTATCACGGCGACGTGCGATGCATGTAAGAAATATTCACATCATCATCACGAAGAACACGAGTCGTGTTGCGGCGAATGCGCTGAAGAAAAAGAACATTCGAACGATCCCGTACCGTTCGAAATGAAAAATTATTATCATTTTCAAAAAAGATATTACGACGACGATCGCGATATTTGGTTCGAATATAATGGTCACGCGCTGATGTTTTCGTACGAAAAAGTACCGACGTATGATCTCGAATTTGATATCAATGATCGTACGTGCGCTTGTTGCGGCATCACCTTAAATTCCAATATAAAAAATCGATTCAGATATATCGTATGAATATATTCGAAACTATTGTTACACGCATTTAAAACTCCTCAAAATCGCTGTCGCCTTCAGACTCCTCAGCCGTAGAAGCGCCGACGACGTCTTTCTCTAGATCCTGAAGGCCAGTCTGAACTTCTTGAACGAACTCGGGCGCTGCCGCGGACAGCATGGGCTCGCGCTCCTGGTCCAATCCGTCTGCTACCTGCTGTGCAAATTTATTCGCGTACATGGCGCCGCTATCGACTTCGTTCTCATTATCTTTGGAGCTCATCTTCTTCCACAAGAAGAAACCTCCTATAATCACTAAAAGTACGACCGCAAAAATCACAGGCTTCGGCACGCTTGCGAAGAATTCCTGAATCTGTTCGATGACTTGCATTGTTGTTATATTTACATAATTTTATTTTATTTCAAAAAAAAACGCACGAATTCATACGAGCACCCATGTGCGTCCATAACGAACCTTAAGACTTCCGTTTTTCTTTGTGCCACTCAATGCCTCGCTGATACTACCTTTACTCGCTTTCTTGTGACCAATCGATCTCAAATACTCCGCGGCGTCGAGTTGCGATTCGTGCTCTTTTTCCAGGACGCCACCGATGTACGATTCACACTTTTGCCTCGCTGTCAGAGTGCCGTCGTACTTACCGTTGTCGTGTGCGTCTTTGGCGTTCTCAGATTGAGTCCCGAGACGAAGCATCTCAGGTCTGAAATCCATTTGGTCGTCTTCTTTGTGAAGGACCATCTCGTCCGGTTTCTTTTTCGCCCATTTGTCCGGGAAGAACGTCATGAACACGACGACGTGAAGAAGCCAATCTTTCCCGTTGAAACTGATCTTAGGATATCCACTTTTAAGTCCGAGCCGCTCTCCTTCGAGAACGTTTTCCGCGTGATTCGTGACGTATTTGGCGCGATTCATGTTCGAGACCCGCCACATTCCTTTTTTGGTCTCCGATCCTTCGACGTCCTTCCACACTTCGCCTTCGAGATCGAGATACTTCTTGTACAAGAATCCGTGCTGCTTCCTTATAGCGTACATTTGGATCATCGTGGAAGTGTATTCGCGGCCATACGGATTCTTCTCGCCCTTAGACTCGAAATAGTCGGCCCATTCGTTGGCAGTCTTCTCATCGCCATCGCGATCGACGAGGAACGCATCTTTCTTTGTGTCCAGACGATCCTGATTAATACGTTGGCCTCGCTTGCAGAGCCATCTTATATTCGCGAGAGTATCGTTCGCGCGATTTTTATTTTTGTGGTCCGCGGTGTGTTCCTGAGTCGGCGGCGGACCTAGAAACGTGCTCGCGAGTGCTCTGGCAATGCGAATAGAACGTGGTTTTCCTGAAGCATCTTGCACGTCGACTCTTTGATATCCTTTTTTGTCTGTTCTAGGGCGCAATACTTCTCCTGTTGCTTTGTTCCTGACGTTTCCGTTCTTATCGAACGTGTACTTGTCGAAAATTACGCACGCTTCATGATCATTCTCAAAATAGTATTTCAGCGGTACTTCCATTATGTGATATTTACATGATTTTCTTCATTATATATCTCGACGTGACGATATGATTGTCATTTGTCATCTGTCATTTTCTTCATCATCTTCGAAAATCTCATAGTACTTCTCGTCTTCGAATTGTTGCATTTCCTCGTCATATGAAAAATATGGTTCTTCCTCCTCCTCGTAAAACTCCTCGCAATTATCGATGTCGTTGAAGTTCTCGCAATCCTCGTAAAATTCAACCATGTGAGAAGACATTTTTAATTATACTATGACAATGCATTTTCTACATTATATAAAGAAACCCGATTGTCATTTGATCCCGGCACGTGTCATTTGATCCCGGCAAAAATATTTTGTATATATAATGTGGCAACTTCTTCTCGTATTATTTGCGATCGTCGTAGCATTTCTCGTGATACAAAAAAACGAAAAGAAGAAAAATATAAATTCCTCTAATAATAATGTACTAGAAAAAGCAGATATTGTCGATATATTCGGCGAAGATCTATTAGATTTATCTGAAAAAAATTCGTGAGAGGACGTTGACAGCTAAAACTGTGAAGCAAATCTGCTTGGTTTTCTTCTGCATTTTTTGCATTTCGTTTTCGAACGATTCTCGCATATTCCTCATCTCACTTTCGATCCCTTTCCCGTGATCGTCGATTATCCTGTGCATAACTCTGATCTCGCTCGTGATCGCATTGCCGTGAAAATCGATCTCGTCCCCGATCCCCGCGATCTTTCCAGGAAAACTCAAGATATTCATAATATACTACTAGTATTTTATATAAGTTTTTTTACGATTCATATCGTCACTTCATAATATATAATACCGACGATCGTATCAAACTACATAATGTCTATAGTTCCTATTCCGGTCGACGTCGAACTTTCGACTCTTCACCCGCGCGTCGTTAATTTATTCAAAAAACCACAATATGCTCAACGTACGCCGGAATGGTACGAAGTAAGAAAATTGCTCATGACCGCGTCCGAGTCATCCGCCGCGCTCGGAATCAAGCCGTTCAACGGATTCAAAGGCTGCCCGCGCGAAGACTTGATGATGAAAAAATTGAACATCGTGCCAGTCGTCGGAATGGCGTTACAACACGGAGTCAAGTACGAGACGGAAGCCGCGGAGCTCGCCATGAGTATCCTCGGCGAACGAATGTTTGAATTCGGCTTGATAGTCCACGACGAGTATCCGTGGCTGGCAGCGTCGCCAGACGGAATCACCGCGCGAGGATATTGCGTCGAGATCAAGTGTCCGCTGCGGAGGAAGATCGTCCCCGGCGAAGTTCCTCATCATTATTTGCCGCAAATTCAAGTTCAAATGGAAGTCTGCAACGTGGATTTTTGTTATTTTATCCAGTACAAGCCGGGGTTCATGAACGAAGGAGGGAAGCCGTTCATCGATATCGTCGTCGTAGAACGAGACAAACAATGGTTCGAAGATCGAAAAGATATATTGCTAGGATTTTATACCGAGCTCATGGATCG